ATGTTTTATACATCACACTTGAAATGAGTGAGCGTAAAGTTATGAAGAGAATAGGTGCAATGAGATTGAAAATACCTATAAATGACTACGATGTAATATCAAAAGATGTTGATTTAATAAGAAGAAAGATTGATAATCTCAAAAGAGCTAATAGTGGGGATGATCTTTTTGATAAGAAGAAACCTGGTAAGATTATAGCTAAGTTCTGGGCAGCGGGTACAACAACTATTAATGAGTTTGAGAATTATCTTACTAAGATGAAAGAAAAGAAAGGTATTAAATTTGACTTAATTGTGGTTGATTATATTACCCTAATTGCGCCATTAAAAGGACCTGGTAGTGATAACCTTTATACAAAGGGTAAACAACTAGCGGAAGGACTTAGAGCGATAGCTGCGAAACATAGTTGTCCAGTAGTTACTGGTATACAGGTTGCTAAGGATGCGTGGAATGCGGCTGATATAACATTGGAGAGTATACCTGAGAGTAAGGCAATCGCTGAAACATCAGATACATTCTTTGCTATCATTCGTACAGAGGATATGAAGAGACAGAATTTATTTCGGTTTAAACTCTTAAAGCAAAGAGATGGTGATTTCTTGAAATCACAAGTTAGAATAAACTTGAATCCAACATATTTGACATTAGAAAATGATGTGTTTCTGGATAGTGTTTAAAATCCAGTATTTGGTAGATCTATAAATGTTCTAACATTTGTGCAGTTAGAATATGTCCCATTAAATACATTCAATGTTCTTCCACCAGAACAATCTATATCTTGAATATTTAGGTTTCCAACATAGCAAAAGGTATTATAATAAATAGCCAATTTAGCTTTTGATCCCGGGGTTGATGACTTTAACACAGCCCTTGCATTTGGATTACAATTTGGTGATGAAATATAACCGACACTAGAAGTGTTTCCAACATAGTAAGTATTACCACTTTTTAGAGTAAGTGATGTTGCATCATTTTGTACAATGTTCATGGTTTTTGTGTATATACTACCAGTTCCCAATATCGTAGCATTATATCCAGTTTCTATAAATAAATCATTACAAGTTAAATTTGAGTTTAGTGTTAATGTTATATTTGATGTTTGTGCAACACCCGACCCAAAAACAAAGAATTTCCAGTATATACCAGCATCAGAATATGGTATATTGAACGTTCCTCCAAGTGCAGTTGAGTTATAAATATATAACCCATTATGATATGTTGTATCGATAGTACCTGAAGTGTGTGTGAATGATGCTGTATATGTTGTACCTGAAATTACAACTGATATTAATCCTAGATAAATACCTAATGTTACAGTACTACTAGTTGCAGATATGATAAGTGGACTTCCTATTCCATAGTTTCCAGTTGAGAAGAAACAATTACCATTTATATTCCATGTGGTTGTTCCAATGGCATATACATTCATAGTTAAAGAACCTCTTACATTAAAGTTATGATTTAGAAATCGAATATAAAACGAGCCGTTGTTTGTTATATCAAGGTCACCAATAGCACTAATCGAGTTAGTAGCACCACTAATATTTCCGGAGTTATATACAAACCAGTCATCATATAGTGTTACATCAACTACTGTATTGGTTGAAAAATTATTCACTATTTTTAATTTTCTAGTCCATATTGTGTTATTAGATCTTATTGTTGTATTAAATGACAACCCTAAAGCTAATCCATAGTTTCCGGATTGTGTAAATCCACTATCAAGTGTTATTGATGTTATATTTGATGTTGGTGTGACACTTAGAGTCGCCCCAAAGTTAATTGTGCTTTTATAGTTTGTAAAGTCTATAGAACCACATACCGAGGGAGTGTTTATGGTTAAAGGACCTGATGAAGTTGAGAATACAATCGAATCAGATACTCCTGGTATAGATCCACTAACCCATGATTGAGTTGAGCTCCAATTTCCTCCGGTATTACTTACTGTTGCTATTGCCATATTAATTTCCTACTGTTATTAAGTCCGAATAACATACTATATTTTTTGTATTTTGGAATGATCTGGCATCATAAAAGGAAAAGTTTGGACTCCAAATAACCATCTTTCTACCATTAGAGGCATTTATATCTACGAAACTCATATTCATAGCATTACAAGATGCCCCATAACTTAGAACAAAGTTAGACTGAGTACCTGATGAGCTAGACTTTACGGTCGTGTATAATGTATTGAAGTTAAATCCGATAGTTCCAGGCATATTCATATTTGAAAAGTTACTTGTAAATGAATATGTCTTTCCTGCCGCAAATGTATGTGACTGTGAAGCCGAACTTAAAATAGAAAATGTTCCAGTTGTAAACCCATTTCCTGACAATGTTGTGTTGGAGCTAGCTGCTATATAAAATGTACTGAATGTCCATGTATCTACAAATGTAAATGTATTATTTCCACTTACGGTAAAAGGTGTATTCCAATATGATCCATTTGATGTCATACTAGCAGTGGCATTTACAATTAAACTATATGTACCAGATTGTGTAAATCCGGTTGCTAGGGTAACATTACCCGAAACACTTAACGTGTTATTAAACGTAATTGTGTTTCTATAATTAGAAAAGTTTATAGAAGCACATGATGAACTAACATTTACTACCAATGGCCCTGATGTTGCAACAAATGTAACTGAGTCACTAACAGCAGGTACTACTCCGCTTACCCATGATGAGGTACCGTTCCAATTTCCACCTGTATTACTAACCGTTCCCGTCGCCATATCATGTAATATTTATCTATTTTTACTTATGATTTTATAACTTTTTATATAGATAACATATAAGATATATATTAAATGTTAAACACCCCTTTAATACCTCTATATACTACAAATAGTGTTTATAAAAACAAAACATAAATATATTTGGTGATATAATAAAAAAATAACCCCATGAATGGACATTGAACAAAAAGTTGATAAAGAATTTATCGACGGGCAAACCGAGGAAACTTCTGAAATAGATATTGAAAATATAAATGATGATATTAACGATGATATCGATGATGTTATTGAAGTTGAGGATGATGATATTGTTTTCGATATCAAGGATGATAAAACAGAAGAAGTTGATGATATCGAAACAATTGATGACATTGTTGAAGATGTGAATGATATTGTTCTATCTAAACACACAATAGAAGGTAAGCATAGTCTAAAGTATGACTCTATCTTCAAAGGAAAAAAAGAAGAGAATAATGAGAATATAGATTTCGATGTTATGGTTTCAAATGAGAAATTTGAAGTGGATAAATCATCTATGTATTGGTTTGAATCGATTGATAATGAAAACTATATTAAAGAAAAGCTAGTTAAGGAAAAGGTATACGATGTTTTATCTGAACATACTGATATAAACTTTCTGAATAATAGAAGAAAACCTTCAAGGTCAGACTTTAACCACTACTACTATCTGCTAAAAACACACCTTAAAAATGAGAACTTCACTAATATTGAGATATTTAATGAGCTATCAGTTTACTTCTCTGATAATTTATTTAACATGTTTAAGTTATTAGATAATAAGTGGAGAAACTTAATAATTAGTGAACTACAAGACCACATTGGTAAGAATATTTACTCAGATGAATTAATACCTAGAAATATACACCAAGGTACTGAAATTGAGTTTGAGTTGGTGGATGCTGAATATGATATAAAGATTATAACAGGTGTTGTGATAGAGGCTGACTATTTATTATTTGAATATAAAGTTGACTCATATGAAAATATTTATCATGTTAAAATGAAAGATATTACAAAAATTTTAAACAACAGTAAGTTCAAGTATAATCTCAATAAATTGAATAATATAGATTTTTTATAAAAAAACAAGGATTTTTCAATCATAAAAAATCCCTCTTTTTTGAGGTTATATAAATTAAACTATTTGTATAAACAATATATAAAAATCACACTAAATAAAAATAAATAAAAAAAATGGAAAACATGGAAAAGAATGTAATTGATTTTATGGAAGATGAAATAGATATCGCTCCTAAATATTACTCAATTAACCAGGTGATGGAATCAGCATTAGAGTATTTTAATGACGATAGACTAGCAGCTGAAGTTTGGGTAAATAAATATGCACTTAAAGATTCACACGGTAATTATTATGAGAGAACACCTGATGATATGCACCGAAGAATCTCAAAAGAATTTGCGAGAGTTGAAGCTAAGTACCCAAATGCTTTAGAGGAAGATGAAATTTATAGTTTGATTAAAGGATTTAAATATATCGTGCCGCAAGGTAGTCCAATGGCGGGCATCGGTAATGATTTTCAAATAACATCATTATCAAATTGTTTCGTTATTGGAAATGATAGCGACTCTGACTCATATGGTGGAATAATGAAATTGGATCAAGAATTAGTTCAATTAATGAAACGTAGAGCAGGTGTAGGATTAGATCTATCGTTTATCCGACCAGCTGGAACTCCAGTAAAAAACTCAGCACTTACATCAACTGGTGTAGTTCCATATATGGAACGTTTTTCAAATTCTACAAGAGAAGTAGCACAAGATGGTCGAAGAGGAGCCTTAATGGAATCTATTTCTATTATTCACCCTGATTCTGAGAAATTTATCGATGCTAAAATGGATGAAAGTAAAGTTACTGGTGCTAATATCTCAATTAGATTATCAGATGAATTTATGAAATCGGCAATTAATGGTGAGGAATTTACACAGCAATTTCCAATTGACTCACCAACACCTGCGGTATCTAAGAAAATTGATGCAAATAAATTATGGAATAAAGTTATTCATAATGCTTGGAAAAGAGCTGAGCCGGGTATTCTTTACTGGGACACTATTATTAGAGAATCAATACCAGACTGTTATGCAGATCTTGGTTTCAAAACTGTAAGCACCAATCCATGTATATCTGGAGACACATTAATTGCAGTAGCAGATGGTAGAAATGCGGTTAGTATTAAACAGCTAACTATGGAGGGTAAAGATGTTCCACTTTATTCTACTGATATAAACGGTCAAATACAAATTAAATATGGGAGAAATCCAAGAAAAACAGGTGATAAAAAGGAAGTTTGGAAACTAACACTTGATGATGGATCAATTTTAATCGCAACCCCTGATCATAAAATTTATCTTAAAAACAATACATATAGAGAGTTAAAAGACTTAATTAAGGGGGATTCAATTTCACCATTTTATTCATATGATTCTAATGGATATAGACAAATATCTAGTTGTGGTAAACGTATGATTGGTGGTTCACATAGGAACAGAAGGCAATATAGAGTAATACATGAGTTTCATAAAGGTTCTGATATTGACTATAAGAAATTTGCAATACATCATATTGACTTCAATAAATGTAATGATAATATAGACAATTTACAATTAATGCCTTTTGATGATCATACTGAGCTACATGCTGCTAGAATGAGAGGTGACAAAAATCCATACTTTAAGTTTAGTGATGAACAAAAGTTCAAATTCGCATCCCACCCGGGTGATAAAAATCCAAAGTATATTGATATATCAAATGATGATATACTTAAACAAGCTAAAATATTATTTGATAGGGATGGTAAAATAACATCACGATCTTGGATGAAGTATGCTAAGGAAAATAATTTACCACAATCATTATGGAACGAATTTAGATTTAAGAACTTTGCAAATTTTAAGAATCAAGTTGCGAATAATCATAAAGTTGAGAGCGTTGAGTTTCATGGATATGAAGATGTTTATAATATTACAGTTGATGATAACCACAACTATAATATAATCACAAAGACTGAAGATGACAACTATATCACTTCAAGTGGTATATGTGTGAAAAATTGTGGTGAAATTACACTTTGTTCAAATGATTCTTGTAGATTATTAGTATTGAATTTATACTCTTATGTAGAGAATCCATTTGCAGAAAATTCGAAATTTAATTTCGATCTATTTAAAAGTCATGCTAAGATTGCACAACGATTAATGGATGATTTAATCGACTTGGAATTAGAAAAAGTTGATAAGATAATCGAGAAGATTAAAAATGATCCAGAAGATATTGAAGTAAAACACGCTGAGTTAAACTTGTGGTTAAACATCAAGAAGAAATGTATTCAAGGTAGAAGAACTGGATTAGGTATAACTGGTGAAGGTGATATGATTGCTGCTTTAGGATTAACCTATGGTACTGATGAGAGTAACATCTTTGCAGAAGAAGTTGCTAGATTGTTAAAGCTATCTGCATATGAGTCATCTGTTGATTTAGCACAAGAAAGAGGAGCATTCCCATTATATGATGCAAAGAGAGAGGAAAATAATCCATTCTTATTAAGAATTAAAGATGAATCACCTGTGCTATATGAAAGAATGTTAAAGTATGGTAGAAGAAACATTGCTTTATTAACAATCGCTCCAACTGGTTCTGTAAGTATTTTAACTCAAACAACATCTGGTGTTGAGCCTGCTTTCCTAATTTCTTATATGAGAAGAAAGAAAATCAACCCAAATGATAAGAGTGTAAGAGTTGACTTTAAAGATAGCGTTGGTGACTGTTGGCAAGAATATCCTGTTTTCCATCATAAATTCTTGGATTACTTAAAAGTAAAACAATATGATATTACTGAAGTCATGAATATGAGTAAAGAAGAAATTGCTGAAATAATCAAAAATTCTCCTTATCATAAAGCTACTTCTAACGATGTTGATTGGGTTAAAAAGGTAGAGATGCAAGGTTTATTACAAAAGCATGTTGATCACTCAATTTCAGTTACCGTTAATCTACCAAATGATGTTACTGAAGAAGTTGTTTCCAAAGTTTATCAAACAGGATGGGAAAGTGGATGTAAAGGAATTACAGTTTATAGAGATGGTTCAAGAAGCGGTGTTTTAGTTAGTGAGCCTGCTAAGAAAGAAGATGAGTTTCATTACCATAATGCACCAAAAAGACCAAAAGAACTACCTTGTGACGTATTTCATATTACTGCTAAGGGTAAGAAATGGACCATTGTTGTTGGACTATATGACGGCAAACCATATGAGTGTTTTGGTATCGAGCATGATGCTACCGAAGTTCCAGAAACATTTAAGAAGGGAACTCTTATTAAAGAAGGTAGAGGAGCTTACATACTCAAAAATGATAAGTACTCTATAGCTGATGTTGCATCAAACATGACTGATGAGGAAGAAGCATTGACGCGTATGATATCAACTGCGTTAAGACATGGTTCATCAATTGACTTTATTGTTGATCAATTGAATAAGTCTCAAGGAACAGTTGTTAGTTACAACAAAGCAATCGCTAGAGTTCTATCTAAGTATGCTAAAGTATTAGATAAAAATAAAGGAGCGTGTGATAGTTGCGGTGGAACAAATGTTTCTTATGAAGAAGGTTGTTTTAAGTGTTATGACTGCTCTTTTAGCAAATGTTCGAGTTAAAAATTAAAAAACCCCATAATTCATTATGGGGTTTTTTTTATATAAATGACTTATTTTCAATTATCATCTTAGTGTGTGTTATATGATCAATGGTAACTCCAAAATCATTTTGAACCTGAGTTTGTAAAAATGGCAGAATATAATTCTCCTGGAAGTTGATTTTATAATTACTTGGTATTTTCTTATATAATGTCTCTAATATGATGGGAACATAATTTTCATTTACTTCTCTATTCCAATTTTCAACATACTTGTACTTTAACAAAAAGTGTATAAAGGTTCTATAATTCTCACCTATATCATCCCATCTTGATTCAAATGAATTTAAATAGTATGGGTCAGCTATCTTCCTAACCTTCTCTACATCACTCTGAAATTTATTATGCTTCTCCATAGCACCAGATGGTATCATATCTCTTATACATATCCATTTAAATAGATTACCAAAAACTTGCTTTTGCCAAAACTTTCTTATAGTTGCTGTGGTTGAGTATGAATACACCTCATGAATAACAGATGATAATATCATAGCGGGTTCTGTATATTTAGATACTTCTTCAATAACCTCATTCCAGTCACTCGTCAATAAGCAATCATCACCTATCTTCTTTCGTGCATTAACCAACATATTCTTATCTAAGTCGTAACCAACTAATCTAATATTTGGGTTCATTCCTTTAATCTTCGAGAGTATTGTACCGTCAGCACATCCAAAATCAACGATAATATCCGGATTAACCATTGTCATGAAGAATAGCTTATCAGCAGCGCCTAACTCCATACCATCAAAGTATTTTTCTATATCATCAATAGGTATCGAACCAACTGATTCTAAATATTTTTGCCAATTAAATAATCTCATAAAACTTAATATAAATTACTATTTATAATATATATTAAAAAATTATAATCATAAATGGGCTTATTTGAAGTTATACAAGGTTTACTAATAGGGACTAGAGTTATCGATACAAAAGATTTACCATCACAGGGTGTATTCTATAAAGATGACTTCAATATAAAAATTAAAAAGGCGGACATTGGTGATATCATTGAATACGAGCATAAGTTCAATAAGAATGATTTACTATCATCAATAGAGTGTATAAAGAATGTCGTTGCTAATACTACAATTATGAGTAAGGGGTATACCTATGATGATATCAAAAGTGTCGATATAATATTTGTATTTCTGGAAATAGTTAAGTTTACGACAGGAAGAGACTTATTAGTTTCATATATAAATGGTGAAGGTAATGAGTGCTTTATAACTTTTGACACAGAACATTTTAAATATTATGACTTCTCTCAGATTGAAAAATACTATGATTATGAAACTAGAGAGTATGTTGTTGATGATTATAGATTTTCACTACCATCAATTGGTGTTGAATCATCACTAACTAATTATTTATTTAGTAAGAGTGCAAGTGATGAGATAACAAAACTAAATAAAATGTCTTATGATTTTATGTACTTCTTAGGATATAAGACATCATTAACTTTTTATGAGATTGATAATCTTATACAGATATTTAATTTTGATTTAGATGAATGTGAGATAAAAAGAGTATCGGCTATTGTGAATATGTTCTCTGGAATTGTTAGTTATACACTATTGGATGGAAATACAACAATTGATATAAAGTCAAAACTTAATCTACAAGATATTTGGAAGCCTTAATCAGGTACTATAAAGTAATGTGTGATTGTCCATGCACTATTGCCAATTTCGCTAATACCGCTTGATGTTAGATTGGACTCCCTTTCTATTCTAGAGATGCATTTTATACTCATCATTCGTAGAACTATTCAACTTAATAACGGACAATCCCCAGTTTGAAGAGAATTCATTGTCTTTTGGTATTAACTCTACTCGGATACATCTCTTAGGATAGATGTCGGTTTTATGTTTTTTAGCCATCTCAATTAAATCAGGCATCATTTTATCATCTACAAATCCGTTATTTACCAGATATCCATCATCCAATACCATATTTAGATGATAATCATCACAAAAATATGCTAGATTATCATCAATGATATCGTTATATTTATCGGAAAGACTCTCATTATATTTTCTTAAATATCTCATGGGAAACATGTTTTATGTTATATATAAAATATGACAAATCAAATTATACATGCTAATTGTTTTGATATACTACCTCAGATTAAATCAAAATCGATTGACTTGATTATCACAGATCCACCATATAACATTTCAAGATATTCATATTTTAATATTAAAGATGGTAATCCCAAATTCGACAAAATATCAATTGATTTTGGTGAATGGGATAAAGATATTATTGATTTGGATATCCTGTTTAAGCATTATAAAAGGATTGTAAGATTAGGAGGAACTGTAATCATATTCTATGATGTATGGAAGTGCAATGATATAAAGGAGGTCGCATCTAAGTATGGCTTCAAACAACCGCGCGTTTGTCAATGGGTTAAGACAAATCCAGTTCCTATAAACTCAAGAGCGAACTACCTTTCAAATTCAACCGAGTTTTTCTTCACCTTTGTTAGATCAAAAAAACCAACTTTTAATTCAGTTTATGATAAGGGTATATATAATTACCCAATTTGTCATGGTAAAGAAAGAACTGATCATCCCACACAAAAGCCGCTTGCTTTAATTAAAGACTTAATAACGAAACATTCAAATCCCGGTGATAGTATCTTAGATACATTTGGTGGATCTGGCACAACAGCAGTTGCATGCAAGGAATTAGATAGAAATTATACTCTAATAGAGATGGATGAGAGCTACTATGATATATCTATCTCACGCATTAGTATCTAAAATAGGTATAGCGATTTTAATATATACAATAAAATTATATATTCTGATGTTAACATATAGTATAAACGATGGTACAGTAACAAGCTCATCAAATTTAGGTAGTATTAGTGATGTATTAACTCAGTTACCTGATAACACAACACATTTAATATCACCATCTGATGTTAGAAATGCCATATACACAATGTGGAATAATGCTGGTGTATTAAAACCAACAAGTATTTCTGCTTCCAATATTGAATATATTGGATTTGATCATAGTATGACTGGGTTAAGCTTAAAGGAAAAAATACTTTTAGGTAAAAGACAATACAATGGTAGAGATACAATGACGGATAGCTTATTAAATGGAGCTTCTGACTTATTTATATTTAATAATAAAAGTGATAGTGATAATCAGTATTCAACTAGAATATCAATATTATCTGGAACAAATTCTAGTATATATGATTATGCACCATACATCGAATCATTATATGTTATTGGAACTAGTTCAATTTACCAAGATCTTAATTTAATAAATCCTGAAGGAAATATTAACTTAATAAGTACTCTACAAAATGTATCCATAAATAATTTAATACTACCTAGTATAGCAGATAATGCTACCGCATCAAACGGATATGTTCTAAGGTATTATACCGATGGAACATACTCATATGCTAAATGGTATGAAGAAGCAGCATTAGCTCTAACAAATATTACATCAGATACTACTATAACATTAACTGCACCAAGTGTCATTATAAATGGACATGATATGGAATATACAAACTCCACACCAACACCAGCTACATTGGGTGGTGTATTAGCTGGCTCAACATTTAGTAAGGTTGCACTAGTTGATATGCTTACAAGACTACTATACCCATATATACCTGCAACAGATATAGTTACACTATTGGCTACAGTAGTGACATCAAACTCTATGGTTGGATACGGAACATCAAATTTAATAGTTGAGAAGGCTAGTATGACATCAACTGCTTATACTTATAATATAACTAAGGGTACTTATCAAGTGCAGACTATAGTAAGTATTCCAGCAGGATCTGATTCAAGCACAAAGCCAGAAACATATAGATTAGTAGGGACATCATCAGTTCCAGTTCCAGTAGTGGATACTAACTATACTATTGTTGTTACTGATGGCACTCAATCAACTACTACGACAGCGGCATTAAAAATCGTTTATCCATATTTTTATGGAGCTACGACATCTGTTATATCTACTTCGGGTATAACAACATTACTAACAAAGATAACACAGGTTAAGAATAACAACACCATAACATGGTCAGGAAACTCAGTTCATCTTTATTATGCTTATCCTAGTGTATATCCGGATTTAACTAGAATAGTGGAATCAACTACTGGATATAATTTCATAGATGCGTTTACCCAAACAATAGTAACTGTGAGTAGTTCTCTTCCAGTTTGGTCAACTACTTATAAAGTATATACATATACTGCGGGTAGTGGTGTGTGTGATGTTACTAACACTAATAATTCAACATGGACTTTTATCCACTAAAAAAAAAATTAAAAAATGTCAGTTAATATAGTAGATAATTTTAATCTAAACTCAGAATTACCGATAGATAAGAGAATCATAGCATCAAACTCTACAGTAAGGGATGCTATTAGATACAAATATGATGGATTGAAGGTTTTCTTATTAGATACCAGAGAGACATGGGTTTGGAATAAGTCGACCGCAACATGGGAAACTGAATCCAATATTGGTAGTGGAACACCAAATCGTGTCGTTAAATGGAATAATAGTGGGTCTAGTTTATCACACACCTCAATGTCATCAACACCACAGAGTGTGAATGAAATAAATCAAAAGGTTGGAATAGGAACTGATGCTAAAGAAGCTTTTCAGGTTGATGGTAATTATTCAGCGAGTTATTCAACAAGTGTATTTGGTACATCATCTCAACCATTTGTAATTCATAAAGGAGCATCTACTATTTTGGGTGATAACTGGTGGTTACAACCTGGAGTAGGTAATAGAGCTTTTGACACAAAATTTGCATCAAGTACAATAAAGTTTAATAAAGGCGGATTTGTATTTAGTGGAAGAACAGCATCTACAATAGAATCTTATTTGAATACATTACTTACTATTAATAGCGATTCTTCGATTACATTTAGTCCGGTGACACAACCAATTGGTGCTACTAATGGAGTGGCATATTTTGATGTTAATACTGGTAAGTTCAATTTTAGAGAGAGTGATGTTTGGAAACAATTAGCATCTATGTCATTGCAACAAGTTACAACAGTTGGTAACACAAGTTCAAACTCAATATGGTTAACAGGGACAGGATCAAATGGCTTGAAGTTAGGTGAGTATGGATCAACATATAGTGCATTAATAACAACCAGTGATAATAAAAGTCTTGATATATACTTCAACCCTATAAATAGTACCTCAAAAATATCATTTAAGACAGTTACTGATAAGACATACGGAAGTATTTCTCCTGTGGTTAGTAATGAGATGGCATATTTCTCAGTGTTGACGGAAGAGCCTTATATACTGCACACAAAATTCCAACTTGGAAATGATACCTCGCTAGTACAATCTGGTTTTCAGAATGGCTATGAGGTTGATTCTAGTTCAGGTATGTTTATTAGTAAAAGTGATGGATATTCTATTTATAAGTCATATGTATATGCAAACAGTACTCTTACTAGTGATGTATATCTATATCTTCCGGATGGAACAAGTGGAACTAATTTAGTATCATCTGTTAATGGTATTACTGCATCAAGTAATGGTGATATAGTGATTAGTTCTGGATCCGGTGCTACTGGTCCACTTGGTCCAAACTCATTAATTTTTAAGAAGTTAAGTGGTGATGCGGGAGGTCTTTCAGCAAGCGGAATTTGGACATCTGATGGTCCATTTGATTCTTTAACAGAGATATATATATCAAAGACATCTTACTTAGGATATAGTGGGTTAACTGCGTCATATCAAAATGCTGATACATGGCTACAAGGAATCTCTGTCGGATCAGTAATACAAGTAGTGAATATGAGTGATTATACAAGCTTTACAATATGTGTCGTGGATAGTATAAATCTGCATGATCAGTATGTTAAGTTTAATGTAAGTGTCTTATCTGGAAATGGAACATATGTTGAACATGGATATAACTCTATATCATATGTTACTTCACTTAACTTAAGACCAAGATCATCAGTTATTAGATTATCACAATCGGGAACATCCGCTCCTACAGTTGATTATATACTCTTAGATCAATTAAACTTAGGTAGTATATCAACTTCCTATGATGGTGTTGGTATATATTCAGTTAACTTTACGTCTTTTACTATGTCAATTGCTCAACAATCATACTGCACTGCTAATCTTATAAAAAATAATGATTATTTAAGGGATTCGGTTGTTATAATTGATGGATCGTCTATACACATACATTGTAAAGATTATGATGGATCATTTTTGAATGGTGTTTTATATAGTACTGCTTTGGAGATAAAATATTATGGATAGTAAATATTAATTAGACTTAACAAACCAATAATTAAAGTAAATAAAGTTATCATTAACTAAGTTAAAATAGTCATTATCAAACATAATGACTATTTTATTATCATATGATCTAACAACTTCAATTTCGTCACCTTTAGTTAGCTTTTCTATTCTACCTGTATTTACATTATAACAAAATGCTTCATCATTGAGTAATTTATATTTACCATCTTCTGGTGTTAACCATTTCTTAAGTATCTTAATAACCAATCCTTTGATTTTAATAATCCATTCCTTGGTTAATGTCAGATCAGCATCTTTAAATACTTCTGATATGAACTCAGCGTTACCTGTAATATCTTCAACAACTCCCCAAAACTCCTCCTCTTTAATAACAAAAGATATATAAACATCATATCTAATATCAGTCTTAGAAATTCTTAAAATCTTCATTGCAGTTATATTCTGATCTTCTAATGTCAATCTTGATTTAAGCATTGTGAATTGTGGTGTGTTGGATAAAGCATTTAATAATCCACTCAACTTTGAAGTTGCTGCTCTAATAGCATCTTCATGCTTATCGAAAGCATTTATTGATAATTGTGGGTCAGCTACATTCGGCATCATACCACCACTATCTGGGTTCATTCTCTGAAGATTAAACTCTGTCATTTCAAACATTTTACCGAACTCTTCAAAGTTGGCTATTTTATTATTATTTGGTTTCATATTTTAATATATATTAAAAATCAATAATTAAAAAATGAGAATTCTTAAATTTAATGAATCCGAAGAAATAGTAAATATATCACCAGAAAGAGTTACTGAAATAATAAACGAGATATCACCAATGATATCTGATATAGATGGTAAGGCTAAGGTTTTAAATGGTCTTCTGAGTGAGTTAGAGAACTTTAAAAGTGGTTCGAAAAAGAATAACAATCAAATTGATGATGCAATAATTAACTTAGACTCTATAAAGTCTAAGTTAGATGAAACAACTTCTCTATTGGATAGAGTGATTGAAACGCTTAATGATTACAATGAGAATGGATCGAAATTTTTGTATTAAAAATATTTAATATATAGATAATGAAGAAATTTACAAAGCTTGTTGAGAATGTTGAATCCATTAAGTACTTTAGGGCTAAATGTGAGATAGACTTAACAATCAAAGCATCAAGTCAGGGCGAGGCATCATATATTACTGACTTAGAACTATCTTCTGTTAAGCATCAATCTGGATACGTTATATCAGATATTCAAGAAACAACCGAGGATGAGTATAATACTCTGACAGAGAGTTATGGTATTGGGGTTCAAGGGCAAGAAGAATTAAGCGATGAGGAAAAAGTATTAAAATCTTGGGAGGCTGAGTTTGGTGATAGAATGCCCACCGCTACTGAGAAATTAGAATTTTATCATCAATTAAGAAGTATAGGCATTGATGGTATATTAATACTTGATATATTAAAAGGTAAATTATAAAAAATAAATAAAAACTATGAAAAAGTTTTCAGAATTTAAACCAATTAGAAGAATCTACGAACAAGAGATAACACTTCAAAATAAAAATGAAGAGGAAACTGATACAGAAAGTACACAACAAACCGATAGCCAACAAATAGTTGTTACTGCTAATGTTCAGTCTTCTCCACAATCTGCACAACCTCAAGAAACACAAACGACCGAGGAGGAAAAGGTTGAGACAACAAAGATTGAACCAGTTAAGTTATTCTCAAAGTTATTCGAATCAAGGGAAATGGCACACGTTTATCATTTATCAGTTAAGGGTGATCCAGGTTCTCATGCAGCACATATTGCGCTAAATGAATATTATGAAGGTGTTTTAGAACTCATTGATATGATATTGGAAGTTTATCAAGGACAATATGGTATAGTCGAAGATTATGAGACAATTGATACGTCAGGTGTTAAGTCTAAGGAAAAGATATCTTACTTCGAGGAGTTAGCTAAATTTATAAAAGAAGGAAGAAAATGTATTAATATTGAAGATACTCATTTGCATAACATCATTGATGAAATTGTAGGATTAGTATATAGAACATTATATAAATTAAAATATACAAGATAAATGTCTATAATATACAAAACAACTTGCTTGATTAATAATAAAGTTTATATAGGACAATCAAAATATAATAAAAAATCATATTTAGGGTCTGGTAAACTTATATTAAAATCAATTAATAAATACGGTAAGGATAATTTTATAAAAGAAGTTTTAATTGAAGGTGATTTATCAAAAGAAGAACTTGATTTGCTAGAAATAAAATATATTTATGAGTATAATTCTACCGATGATAGTATTGGTTATAATATAGAAAATGGTGGGAATGGTAATAGCTATTTACAAAATATCAAAATATCAGAATCTAATGAAGGTAGATTTGTATCAGAAGAAACTAAAAGTAAAATGTCAAAGGCTAAATTAGGTAAAAAAGCATCAGACGAAACTAAAAGTAATTTATCAAAATCAAAAATTGGTAATAAAAATAGAAAGGGTAAATCTCACTCAGATGAGTATAGAAATAAAATATCCGAAGGTGTTAGAAAATATTATAGTGATGAGAATAGTAAGACTAAGGCTAAAGAGATTGCCAAAAAAAGATATGATGATGGTAAATGCCCAGGTATAAGTAAGGAAATTCAACCTTATGCTACTGAATGTGCAAGATTAGTTAATAGTAAAAGTACTATAGTTATAAATATTGATACAAATGAGAAGTTGGAGTTTATATCATTAAATGAGTGTAGATTATATTTTAATATAAAAGGTAATTCACAAATATTAAATTGTATTAAAAATAATAAAATATATAAAAAGAAATATTTAATTAGTTATAAAAATAAATACAAATAAGATGAATCATATAAAGGAATATAACCATTTTACTAATGAGGCTTTAGGAATTGCAGATCCAACATTGTATTATGTGGATATCTGTAAGACTAAGGCTTGGGATACAATAATGCTTACTATACAAGATTATATGAAAGTAAATACAAAGTATGAGGCACAACTTGTTATTCCGTATCAAGAATTTAGGAAACATGTTACTGACTGGAATATGTTTACTTACTTTCCTGTTTCCCAAATTTTATTAGATGTGACTGTTGAGAAAAAGCCAGTTGATAAAGTTAAATCATCTAAAATGGGTACTGAGATAAGATATGAGGTTCCTTTTAAAGTAACTGCATATGCTTCTCCTTTTGCTAGAGGTAGAGAACGTGCCGCGACTAGAATTATGGATCCAATAAGACAAAATACCGACCATAGTTTATCATTACATATTGGTATTGATTTGGTTTTTTCAGATAATCTTAATCTTGATAGACATAGTAATAGACTTCAGTTAGAAGTTGAAAGTACAATTCTACATGAACTTAATCACTTATATGAGTATTATTGTAGAAAAATGAAAGGTTCCGGTAATATGGATCTAGCTCTAACATGGGCAGTAGTTGGTGATAATAGATATAGAAGAAAGAAGGAATTATACGATTATTGGTATAGAAACTTTACCTATTTTATCTATTTAGCTGAGCCTCATGAAATAAGAGCATGGGTACAAGAGTCAAAATCTTATGTAGATAGATTAGATTATAAATCTTTCCAAAAAACAAGGATGTATGTAACTCCTAAATATATGAAAGAGTGGGATTATAATACCTTTGTTTCCGATTTTAATAAATTATGTGATAAGATTAATCCAGCTTATAATGATACTTATATTGATATCTTAATTGC